ATGCGGGGGTACGGGGTGAGTCCATCGGTCTATAGCTACTTGAGGTTTTCGGACCCCCGCCAGAGTGCTGGGCACAGCGCGGAACGGCAGTTGCAGTACGCCGCGCGCTGGGCGGCTGAACGCGGCATGCAGCTCGACGCGGCGCTATCGATGCGGGACGAGGGATTGTCGGCCTACCACCAGCAGCACATCAAGTCTGGGGCGTTGGGGCTGTTCCTGGCAGCGGTCGGCGAGGGCCGCATTGTGCCCGGCTCGGTGCTGATCGTCGAAGGACTGGACCGCTTGAGCCGCGCCGAGCCCATCCAGGCGCAGGCGCAGCTGGCACAGATCATCAACGCCGGCATCACCGTGGTGACGGCGAGCGACGGCAAGGAGTACACCCGCGAGGGGCTCAAGGCGACGCCGATGGACCTGGTCTACAGCCTGCTCGTGATGATCCGCGCACACGAAGAATCGGACACCAAGAGCAAGCGCGTCACGGCGGCGATCATCCGGCAGTGCGAACAGTGGATTGCTGGTGCCTGGCGCGGGGTGATTCGCAACGGCAAAGACCCCGCGTGGCTGCGCTGGGACGGTACCGCCTGGATCGTGGACGAGGCGCGTGCCGAGGCCGTTCGGGCCGCGCTCGACCTGTTCCGGGCCGGCCACGGCGCCGGGCGGATCGTGCAGCGGCTGGCCGCCGCAGGCTTGTCCACCACTGGCCGCACGATGACGGCCAGCCACATCTACAAGCTGGTCCGCGCGCGCTGGCTGCGCGGCGAGAAAGAGATCGAGGTCGGCGGCGAGACCTACCGGCTGCCAGGGTATTACCCGGCACTGCTCACGCCGGCCGAGTGGGATGAGCTGCAGCTGCTCGCCGACGATCGCGGCCGTCGGCGCGTGAAGGGCACGCTGCCGCACATCATCACCGGCATCGGCATTGCACGCTGCGGCTACTGCGGACAGGCCATGGTCGGGCAGAACCTCGAAACCAAGCCGCGCCTGCCAGACGGCCGCATCCGCGACAGCTACCGGCGCCTGCTGTGCTGTGGCAAGGCGATCGGACAGCCGTGCACGGTGTCGGGCTCATGCTCGGTCGCGCCCATTGAGCATGCGTTGCTGACCTACTGCTCAGATCAGATGCGGCTCGACGCGCTGCGCGGCGACGCTGACCGCAGCGCCGCACCACGCGCACAGATCGCGCAGACGCGCCAACGCATTGCCGACCTGCAACGTCAGCTTGAGCGCATCACCACTGCGCTGGCCAGCGACGACGATGCGCCGCCGCTGGCGTTCCTGCGCCGAGCCCGCGACCTGGAACGGGAGATCGCGGCCGAGCAGGTCCAACTGGAGACAGCCGAGCGCGAACTCGCTGGCGCGACCGGCCAGGCCCTGACGCACGACCAGGCGCAGCGCTGGGCGGCCCTGCGCGAGGCCGTCGCCGCCCAGGACTACGATGCCCGAGTGCAAGTGCGGCAGATGATCGCCCAGACGTTCGCAGCGATCATCGTCTATCACGCCGGGCGCGATGCCCAGCACCGGGGGCCAATCGACCTGGTGCTGCAAGCCAAGGGCGGCGCGCCGCGCTGGCTGCGCATCGACCGCATCACTGGCGAGATGCTCACGGGGATCGATCTGCACCGGCAAGCTGATGTGCAACCATCAGCTGCGGGCGCGGGATCCGCACCGGTAGGCGCCACGGGTCTGACGGCCGCCGATCTGGCGGATGCACCCGGCGCGGCGAGCGCACGGGCTGCTGAGTCGAGCAGCTCACCAACCACTGCGCGGCCACCTGTGACACCAGCGTGACCAGCACCGCCAGCGCGATTTCGCGGCGCCGCATCACGGATCGGCGCGTTCGGTCAGGGTCGGCACGTCGCTGATCACGGTGTCGGCCCACGGCAGTTCGGCCGGCTTCTTTGGCCGGCGCGCCGCCCGGCCGCGCTTCGCGGCGCGCTGGTCATCGATGGCCATGCCCATGACGTTGACGGCCTCGGCCGGCAGTGTCATCACGACCTGGCCGCCGCGCAGGATGGCTGCGTCCCCAGTGCGCACGCCGATGGCAACGTCTACCGGATCCGGTTCGCGCCGCTTCGCCGGGCCGAACCATGACTTGAGCATCTCGATCATCTTGTTTCCAGGCTGTCTTCAGCGCGATCTTCGCCATCCAGGCCGTCAAAGTAGCCGCGCATGTAGGCAGCGGTGATGTCGTCGGGCTTGCGCAAGGCGGCATTCCGGCGCACGTAGGCCCAGAGCGCCCAGGCGGCCGCGCCAACAGCGGCCGACAGCAAGTTCGTGAGGACATCTGCAGCAGTCACGTCTTGCCCTCCGCAGCACCATCCAGCGGCGTCCACCCCGACATGACGCGGGCGGCATCGCGTGCCTGCGGCTGGCGGTAGATCCGCCAGGCCAGGCCGATCACGGTCGCGAGCAAGCCAGCGCAGCAGATCGCCATGGCGCGCAGCAGCGCATCGACACCAGGTAAGGGCTCCAGCAGCGGGATCTGCACGGCCAGGCTGAACAGCCCCAGCGCAAGCATGATCAGGCCGCACTTGATGATGAGCCCCTCGTGGATGTGCGGCGTCACCACGATCCAGGCCACTGCGCACATCAGCACGACCACGCACAGCGTGACGAAGGCGACAACGTAATCCATGGTCAACTCCCCTTGCGCAGCCAGCCGCCGAGGATCTCGGCCAGCTTGATTTCCCGCACGACCTGCACCACCGAGCCGGCCAGCGAGATACCCAGGAACCCCAGCATGAATGCCAGGCCCATCTTGGCGTTGTCGCCGTGCAGATTCAGCGCATCGGCCGCGCTCGGGCCGACGTAGCTGGCAATGGCCGTGCCCGAGGCCACATTGACCGCACGCTCTGCCCAGGTGAGCCCGGGTGCGAATCGCAGGCTGATCAGCGCACCCACCAGGCCTGCACCGGGGGCACTGCGGGCCAGCGTCTGTAGATCGATGTCCATCTCACACCGCCACAGCACCAGCCCAGCGCGAGGCTTGTGCCGTGCTACCAGAGACAACGATTTCAGGGCCAGCCTGGTCGGATGGCCCGGCAGGCACAGCACTGAGCTGCATGTAGGCCCATGCGAGCGCGTTCGCGCTGTCGGGCGGGGCGCCGTTGACCTGCACCTGATCGATGGACAGGTGCGTGCGCCCGGCACGCCGTGTGGCCTCGCTCACATAACCCCGCACGATGACGACGCAGATCTGTGAAATCAAATCAATCGTCAGCGCGGTGATGCGGTGGTAATTGATGGCGGCACCAGTTGCCGGGTCTTCGATTGCGATTTTCAGGGCCATAATTTTTCCTTCGGTGGCTTCAGAGATTGGTCACATCGACCAGAAACAGTTTTCCGCCCATGGGCTGTAAATAACCATCTGGAATTGCAGACGGCGGTATTTGCTTGAACACGATCGACTGCGTGACCGCGCCGACATTACTTGTCTTGACGCCATCTCCAAGCATCCAATCCGGCTGTCCGCCATAGGTCGCGTACACCCGTGCAAATGACAAGCACGCCGCATAGTCACCGGCCGGGGCGGTGATCGACCCAGGCGGCGGCGGGTAAACGCCTTGTTGTGCGTTCGGGAGGTCGGTGATGCCGACGATGCGCATGGGCGGGTTCGTCGAGTCGAACGTCAGCACGCCCGCGCTGGTGTAGACCTGCAGCCCTGCGCCAGACGACCCGGCCGGCGGTGCGCGCATCTTGTCGAACACGTACCAGTCGATGGTCCCCGCCGCGCTGGCGAGCCGGTACGTGACCGTGCTGCCAGATCGCGTGGCGCCGACCAGCATCACGGCCATGTTCGGCGACTTGATGCACAGCAGCGGCGTGTCCACGTCGGTCACGACCAGGTCGGACAGACCGGTCAATGCCGCCTGCCCTCGATGTCGCAAACCCATGTTCGTATAGTTTTCGTCGATCTGGATTACTCCGTGATCTCCAATGACCTGGAAGCCAGCCGGCATATTCACGTACTCGTTTGATTTTTCCAATTGCGGATTATCCACATATTCAGAACCGCCGCCACCACACCCGCTAATAAATACCAAACAGAATAAAGCCAGGAACATTGCCAGACGCATTTGAGTAACTCCAAGAGAGGGTGTTGCCAGAGATTGAGATTGCAGGCCACCGGTTACCGGATGACGAGTAATCGGGGAAGAAAGCGAAATACGGCTGATTGCCGGGAAGGCCGTCGTGCGTTGTGGACCCGGACTGCGCACCCGTGTCCACAACGCCGAGCACGCGGGCGAGCCGATCGGTTGCGGCGAACGTCAGGCGCCCCTGCGCGTCGAAGCACTGCAGCCCGGCAGCCATCACCAGATCCCCAGGCGGACACGCATCACACCGTTGCTGTCGTAGACCCGCATCTGCTGGTTGTCCAGCTCGGTGCGCTGGCCAGACGCCGCGCTGCGGATCGTGGTCGTGCCATCAGCGGCCACGATGAAGCGGTTGTTGATGTTGAGCGAGCCGGCCGTGATGGCGCCGAGGTTGGCCGAGATGGCCGAGAGCTGCGTCACACTGATCTTGTCCGCAGTGAGCGTGCCGGTCTTGATGACCCCGCCACTGATCTGCGTGCCAAGGCCGGTCGGTACCCAGGGTGACGGCGCGGACTGCGCTGCCGACAGTGCAGGCGCGCCCATCGGGCACACCACAAACATCCAGGAATCAGCCTGCCCCGCCAGCGTCGCAAGCTTGCGGTATGTGAGCTGTGCCGTGACCGCACCAGCCGGCGCCGCAGCGACAGCGAACAGCCGCTTGTACCCGCTGAGCGCCTGACCACCGCCGGCCTCAGCGGCATTGGTGGGCAGCGCTGTAAAGGTGATTACGGCCCCAGCCACATCGCGCCAAGTCACGTAGCCGGTGACGCTGCAGCGCAGCGCGCCCGAGTAAAAGCTGAACTCGTACGGCTGGCCGCCCACCACCGGCCATGTCGGCCCGGCCATGTCGGCATATGCGGTGCCATTGCCCGCCCCATCAACACCGGTTTGCCGCAGCGACAGCGTGTTGACGCCGGTCAGCTGCCAGGCGGTGCCTGCCAAATTCAGGCCGGATGTCAACACTCCGACCGGAATGACGGCGGCCGTTGAGAATGTGTGCCCGTCGGCTTGCAGCACCCCGCCGGCATCCAGGTAAGTCGCAGCGAAAGCACTGTTCGGGATCAAATTGCCGCCCGGCAGGCCCGAGCTGATATGTGCTGCCGTCACGGCGCCAGCGGCGATCTTGTCGGTCGTGATGGCCCCAGCGCTGATCTTGTCAGCTGTGACGGCATTGGCGGTGATCTTGTCGGCTGTGACAGCACCCGCCAAAATCTTGCTGGAGATGATCGAGCCATCGACGATCAGATCAGACCCATATTTATCACGCGCACGCAAGCGGGTGAACCATATTTTGCCTGCTGTCATCGCCGGGACATAAATGTAGAGCCAGCACCGAATAGCTCCAGCAGGCGCTACGAATGACCCTGACAACTCACTCCATGACGTCCCAACCAATGCCGACAAGTTAATAACCATGATTTGGTTATTAACTGTGCCATCCGATTTCAGGTAAAAGGCAATCAGTTGTGATGTCGTTGTATTTGCAAAATCAGACGATTTAACGGCCCAAATCTTGACATCGTATTCCGTCCCTGCGCGAAGCTCAAACCCGTCGGCATTGGCTCCTACATCACTGTAGGCTTTTGCTGCCGCAAATACAGCCACGCTGCTACTACCACCACCCCAAGCAATTTGACATACATTTGTAGATGGCGCACCAGCCGGCACGCCGGCTGTTGATGCTGCAACGACGGACATCCACGTTGCGCCGGCAAATGGCCGCCAGTTCTTCAGGTCACCGCTCGCAAAATCCCCATTCGCAACAAGGTTTGTGCCGGTCACGAGCATCTTGTCGGTCGTGATAGCCCCGGCCGCAACTTCGGTTGCACTGATGGCTCCAGCAGCAATCTTGCCTGCGACGATCGAATTTGCCGCTAATTCCGAAGCCGTGATCGAACCAGCAGCAATCTTGCCGGCTGTGATCGCACCAGCAGAAATTTCAGTAGCAGTAACAGCACCTGCCGCGATCTTGCCTGCTGTAACCGCCCCAGCCGACAACTCGTTTGCCGTCACTGCCCCGGCGGATAGTTTGGAAGTGGTAATGGATCCTGCAGCAATTTCGTTTGCACTGACAGCATTGGCGGCAATCTTTCCAGCAACCACCGCACCTGCCGACAGTTTCGGGGTTGTGATGGCGTTATCGGATATCTCGGTCCCAGTGATGGTCCCAGGTAAGATTTCGTCAGGCTTCGGCGCATAAGCGGTAATCATGTCGCCCTGTTCGACCTGGACGGCATCGACACGCAGCTGGGTGCCTGCGGCCGGCGTACCGGCCAGACCGATGGTCGGGCTGATGAAGCTGTTTGCGCTGGGTGTCACGGTGATCGACAGGCGCTGCCAGCTGTCCGAGGCGGCCACTACGATCGACTGGGCAAACGTGCCCATCTCGGCGCCACCGGTCGCTACAGCGAACGTCTTGCAGCCAAGCAGCAGCGTCTGGCCCACATCAGCCTTAGCCCAGGCGCTGATGACGTATGTCGAGCCAGCGGTGATCGGTGGCCGGTTGCCCTGCAGGCTGATGCATGGGTTAGCAATGCTGCCGATAGCCAGTACGCGCTGCGATCTGGCGCCGTGCTTTGAGTCAGTGTCGATCGTCGGCGTACCGAACCCGAGATAGTTGCCCCAGTTGTCCGCCCAGCCGTCGGTGTTTGAATCGACCTCAAACGAGCTGTTGGGGATCAGGTTGCCCCCCCCGATACTCACCGCCAGCTGAGAGGCCGTCAGCGTGCCCGTAACCTTTGCGGCGGCCACAGCAGCAATCTGCACATCGGTGAGCTGCCCGGTCAAATCTCCTGCTGGCACGCTGGATACATAGGCAGTGCCGCTCCAGCGATACAGCTTGCCATGCCAGACCAGCGCTTCAGTGGTCTTGGTGGTCGGCAGGCTTGGCGCCGTGCTGATGCTGACTGGCTCAAGACCAGCGGCAAACTTGGCTGTGGTCACCGCACCGTCGGCCAGCATCGTTGCGATCACCGACCCGACGTCCGGCACCATGCCGGCCACCGTGAACGTCAGCTCGCTGCTGTAGGCCAGGGCGTCCTTGCCGAAGGCGTCATAGCCGGCCGCCTTGAGGTAGTACGTCGTGCCAGCAGCCAGCGCGGTACCGTTGGCGAGCTTGTTGATGGTGGTGAAGACGTCAGGCCCGTCATAGACCAGGTTGGCCGCCGTGGTGGCTACCGGCAAGGTCGTGGACACCCAGACCTGGATACCTGCAAAGTCCAGATCGGCAGGCTGGGTGCACTGGAACGCGGCCTGCTTTGCCATCGGCGTGATGCTGAGCCCGGCAAGCGCACTGATCTGCGGATTGCTGGCGGTGATCTGGCTCCACGGCCCTTTGCGGCCAGTCACGGCCACTGGGCGCACGCGCAGGGCGATCGAGCGCCAGGGGCCGCCGTCGGCACGTGCGTCGTCGGCCGAGTAGGTCCACTGGCCCGAGGTCACGTTGCTGACGCTGCGCACTGTGGCCAGCGGCGCGCCGGCCAGCGCCTCGACGTCGTAGCTGGTGGCGCCATCGACCAGATCCCACTTGATCTGCGCTTCACCGCCGACCCAGGGCTTGAGCAGTGCGAGGTTCTGCACGCCGGCCAGCGGCGCGCCGGTGATCAGGTAGGTGTAGGCCGGCACGTCGGCCAGCGACTGCTGCCCGGCCCCGAAGATGTTGCGCGCGGTGAACTTGACGTAGATGGTGCGCCCGACCCACTGCTTGTCGTACGGGTAGCGCAGCACCGCGTCGTCAAGCCGGGTGAACAGCGAGCCGGCAGCATGCGCCGTGATGTCGGTGCCGTGCGCACCGCGCACCAGGTACTGGAGGTTGTAGGTGTTCACGCCGGTCAGCGTGGCGTCACGGTAGGCCAGCAGCTCGCCGCCTGCGTAGCACAGGGTGCTGAGGTCAGTGGCGTCTTGCATGGTGCCGGCCAGCAGCACGCCCCCGGACACGCCCAGCGACACGGCCAGGGTGCTGACGGTGTCAATGACACCGCCCACGGGCAGCGTGGCCGTCAGCGCCCCGTGGCGAGCCTTGGCGGTGACCTCGGCCACGCGCTGGTAGGTGCTGCCATCAGTGCTGACGTGCATCTCGGCACCACCCCACAGCGGGCCGCCCGAGGTGGCAATCCACACCTCGGGCGTGCCACCCGTCAGGCTCAGCGGCGGCTCGAACATGACGGGCGCGGCGACGTTGCCGGGCGACTGGTTGTAGTCCACCCCGCCGCCGGCAGGCGACTGCGGCGTGATCTGCACCACCTGCTGCGAGCCGAGCGGACAGTCTTCAGCCTCGACGCGCAGATCGCCTTCATCACCCTCCTCGATCGAGGTGATGCGCACGGTGTACTGGGCCATGCCGTCCGGGGCATAGGTCAGCGCAACGATGTCCATCGGCTCCAGGCGGTCCCAGCGCAGCGAGAGCCGGAATTCGTAGGTAGTACGCACGGCGCCCGCGCGGTCGCGCCGGAAGTCGGCCAGCTTCTGCGCGACATGGCCGACGCAGATCTCGGCAAACTCGTCTGGCTCGGCCGACAGCACCCCAAAGCGTTCGATGCTGCCCAGATCCTTGCTTTCGACCGTGGCGGCGTTGTATTCGTTGCTCCGGTCGCTGTACTTGATCTGGAAGTGGTTCTTGGCGTCGGCGGCGCCCTTGCGCTTGATCTTGATGGGCGGGCCGTCGCCGTCGGGCAGCAGGTCGTCCGCAGTCAGCTCCGGGATCGAGGCGACGGCAGGCGTGTAGGTCGCGCCGTTGCCGGTGGCGGCCGTGTCGGAATACGGCACGAACTTCAGCGCGCCGTCGCTCCAGAACATGCCGCACTGCGCGATCTCGGCCAGGCGTACCAGCGCGTCCTTGGCAGCCTTCTGGTCATCGTAGGCCGGGCTGGCGAAGATGCTGTTCGCGGCGCAGAAGTTGGCCAGCTGGGCTAGGTCGCCGAGCTTGGAGGCAAGCAGGCCGACGCCGTCGAGCTTGTCGGTCAGCAGCGCCGTGATGACGTTCTCGATCCGCGCGTCGGGAATGGTGTCGCTGACGCGGGTGGCCGACTTGATCTCGAAGGTGTGGCGATCGACGCTGCCGCCCGAGCCGAGATCCATCGACGCCTTGGCGGCATACGCCAGCCCCCGGTACGGCAGCGCGGTGGCAGCGTGGTTGGTGGCCCAATGCGGATGGGCGGTCTGGACGTCGGTGCCGGTGTAGAGGTCGAGTCCGAGCGAGGTGGTGGTGTGCTTTTTCTTGTCGGCCCAGATGGTGCCGACGCCGCTGATCGGGCCACGGCAGATCGCCAGGATCACGGCGGCCTTGTATTCGTAGCTGGTCGATTCGCCACCGCCGCCCTTGCCGCCCTGCTTCTGCTTTTTCTCGATCGCCTGGAAGTCGTCCCACTGGATGACGTTGGGCGCCACCCGGTTGGTGCCAAACACCCAGGGAATGCAGCGGCCGAGCACGGTCGTCTGCACTTTCATGCCGCTGAGCTTGGTCTGCCCGGTGTCGGCTTGGCTGTTGCGTCCTGCGAATCCGCTCATGGGGTGATCAGTGAGTAGTAGCCGACCAGGCGCTCGGCCAGGTAGGCCGAGGTGCGCAGGTCAGAAATGACAACGGCCCCGTCAGGGGCGTAGGCGTGCAGGACCACACCGAGCTCCAGCACGATGGCCGCGTGCGAGGCCACGCGGCCGAACTTGAACAGCGCGGCATCACCCGGCGCTGGCGCGGCCACTGGCCGGCCAGCGCTCAGCACGCCGTGCAGGAAGCGCTCATCGTCGCGGTGCAGGTGCCAGTCCATCGGGTAATCGCCCGGATCGACCTGCCCCGGCTGGAGCAGCCCGACCGCCTCATAGACCGCCAGCAGCAGCTGGGCGCAGTCCACGCCGGCACCGAGCACCCTGGCCCGGTGGTGCCAGGGCGTACCGAGCCAGCGCCGGGCCTCTGTGCAGACGTCGGCACGGATATCGAGGGCACCCATGGTCAGAGCGTCGTCTCGGGCGACGGCGTGTAGGGCTCGCCGCGGAACTGGGCAGCGTTGTTGAACTTGGCGGCGCAGGTGGCGCGCGTGTGGTCACAGCCGGCAGCGACCAGGAAGCTATCGCCGCTGGCGGGCGCCGCCGGCCAGGGCTCGGCGACAATCACGGCACCACCGACCTGGATGTACTCCTTGACGCCCCGAATGACGCCGGCATTGGCGCCAGTGACGCCGCGGATGATGCCGCCCGTGAACCAGCCCGTCGCCTGCGTCAGCGTGGTGCCAATGCGTACGCGGGTGGCGCCGGCCGCAGCGTTGCAGCTGATCTCGGTCTTGAGCGCCTTGCAGGTCAAGGGGTCGTACAGCGTGTTGCGGCAGCCGGCCTGGTAGAGGCTGCGCGGCACCTTGGTGTCGAACAGCTCGGTGGCGCTGCGCAGGGTGATCTTCAGCTCTGGCGCGCCGCCCTCGATGTCGCTCACGCGGCCGTCGAAGACATGCAGCGTGCCGACGGCCGGCTGCGTCCAGTCGTTCCAGTAGCCGCGCCTGATCGACACCTCGGCACCATCGAGCAGACCGGTGCGCATGACGCTTGCCCACGGCACGGTGCCGAGCAGATCGCCGAGGCGGTAGGTGACGGTCAGCGTCATCGTGCCGACTTCGATACCGAGCGTGCGCCGCGTGCCGGTGCGCTGGAACAGCGGTGTGCCGCCGACCCAGGTCTGCGCGTCAGCGGCAAGCACCAGGTCGCGGTTGCAGAAGCGGTAGGTGCTGCCGCCAGACAGGGTGATCGCGATCAGGTCGGCCGTGAGGAGCAGGCGAGCCGAGGCAAGGTGATCGATTAGGGGCGTGGAAGCGGTTTTCATGGGTCACCCAATTTGGTTGCCGAGCGCGCCGACCAGGTCGCACTTGTTCAGCTCCCAGATGTCTTGCATGAGTTGGCGCGGCGAGAGCGTGTCGTCGGCGAAGCGGCAGCGGTGGTAGTACTCGCCCGTCCATCTCAGCACGGCGCCGAGCGCTGGCGCAGTCGTGAACGTGATCAGCCCGGTGCTGCCAAGCGTGTAGGCGCTGGTGGCCGTGCCGTTGACGGTGATGCTGCCGATGGTCTTGATGTTGCTCACCGGCTGGACGAAGCCGCCCCAGGTGCTCACCAGGCTGAAGATCTTGTTCACCCCGTCGCCGGTGCCGAAGCTCTGGTCGGTGGCCTGGTAGTCGCTGGCGTCGAGCAACAGGAAGCTGTTGCTCTGGCCCTGGTGCCGCAGGAACAGCCCCACGACGGCCTGAAGCTCCAGATAGGCCGCAGCGCTGCGCAGGAACTCGAACGACATCTTGATCTGGTAGGTCGGGTAAGCGCGCTCAGCAAGGCGCACCTCATAGCCGCTGACGGCGCGCACGACGCGGGTGCTAAACTCGGGCTCCTTCTCGGTGCCCCACTTGATGCCCGGCAGCGTGGGGAATACTTCGTTGCTCATGACCGGATCCGGTTGTTCTTGACCTGTTGCAGCCAGATGTCGCCGAGCACGTTGGCGTTGCGGCGCAGGTCATCAGCCGTCAGTCGGCCGGAGTGGTCGTTGTAGGTCACGGGAGCGCTCACGCGCTCGCCACCCATGCCGGCTGCCGACATGGCCGCCACTGCGCCGCGTGCAAACCCTCCCGGCTGCGCTGCCGAGGCAGTGGCCGGCGCATGCATCGCGGCCATCGGGTCGATGGCGGGCAGCGGCAGGCGCCCAGACGGCTCTGGCTGCAATGTGTTCATGGCCTGCGCCCCGAGGGTGCCGAGCGCGCGAATGGTGTTGGCATGCTGCCGGGGCAGCACCATTTCTTCCTCGTGCAGCTGGGTCATCGGGTCGGTGCCGGCCGGGATGTCGTAGCCACCCCGGGCGGACTTGACCTTGCCAGCCAGTGCCGACACCCCGGCGAACGCCGCCGCTGCCGCGCCGACTGCCAACACAGGGCCGACGTACGGAATACCGACCATAGCCTTCCAGGCACCGGCCATGGCCTCCCAGGCGCTGCTCATGATGTTCTTGGTCGCCGTCATGGCCCACAGCGCCACCGACTGCACGGACCCTGCCGTCTCGGCCGCGCCGCGCGCACCGACTCCGGCCACAGTGGCGCTGGTCTTGGTGGTCTCGCCCAGCAGCCAGGCGCCGACGCGCGGCTTGATGACATCGATCATGAAGAACCTGACAGCCTCCGTACCGATGGCTTTCTGGGCGTTCTTCCAGGTCAAAGTGCCGTTGATCATCGCGTTGATGCCCTGGTCGTAGAGACCCGACATGTGCTGCTGCAGCGAGTCCCAAACACGGGCCTGTTCGCGGGCCGACGCGGCCGACGCCTGGCCCCGGATCTGCGCCAGGCGCTGCTGGTGCTGTGCCTCCAGGGTCTCGATCTGGGCCTTGAGCTGGGCGTACTTGACCGGGTCGTTGGCGGGGTCGATTGCATCGATCTGGCTGGAGAGCGCCTGCATGCGAATGGCTTGCTTGCGCTGCTCGAATGTCTCTTCCTGCTGCAGCAATGCGGCTTTGGTGATCTGGCCAAGCGACTGGCTGCGGCGCGCTTCTTCTTCGGCGATGCCGACCTTGGACAGCTCGCGCTCTTCCCACGAGCGCAGCTGCGTCATCTGAATGTCTTCGCTCTGGCGGTACTGCTCGCGCGTGATCGAGCCCCGGATCTGGCCGACGCGGGTGTTGTGCTGCACCTCCAGGGCCTGGATCTGCGCGTTGGTCTGCGCCACCTTCACGGCGTCGCGGGTCGGGTCGAGCCCGCCGAGCTGCTGCTGCAGCGCATCGCGCCGGATGGCGGTGCGGCGTGTCTCGAACTGGATTTCCTGTTCGAGCAGCTCTACGGCCGACATTTGCCCGGTCTGCTGGCGGCGCCGGGCTGCTTCCTGTTCCTGATCGATCTGCGCGAGCGCTTCACGCTCGCTGGCCTGCAGCGTGATCTGGCCGATCTGCTGGGCCTGCTGCGCCTCGTCTTTCAGGACGGCGGTCTTGAGGTCGCTGATCTTGCGCTGCACCGAAATGCGGTCGCTGGCGGTCATCTTCTCGGAGCGGGCGATGTTCTCCCAGAACGCCAGCTCGTCCTTCTGCGACATGCTGTGCAGCGCGTCCCGTTCGGCAGCAACATGACGCTCGTTGGCAAGCGACTCCTCAAACTTGCCCATGTGCGACTTCTCGGCGCCGCCGGCCGGCTTCTGGTCTTTGTGCTTGGCAGCGATTGCCGCTTCATCATGCTTTTGCTGTTCGGCGCTGATCTCCTGGCCGACGGCCTTCAGCGCCGCAGCGTGGCGGCGGTATTCCTTGAGTTCCTTGTCCCGCTTCTCGGCCGGCGATGCGGTCGAGTCGCGCATCTGCTCAATCTTCTTGGTGGCCTCAATGGCCTGCTGGGTCTTTTCGGCCTGCTCGGCCTTCAGGGCTGCGGCTTTCTGTTCGATACGGGCCTGCTCCTGCAGCATGGCCTGTCGCTCGGTCAGCGCAGCACGCTCACGCTCCCAGCTCGATTGAGCTGCCCAACCGCCAATGGCTGCAGCGTTGGGCTTGCTGGCCTCCAGCTTCTTGAGCCGCTCTGCGACCTGATCGATCTGCTCGCCAACCGTCTCGGCCTTGCCAATGCCTTTGGCCGCATCCCAAAAACTGCTCATGGCATTGCCAGCAGCATGCGCAGCGCGCTCGATCCAGCCCAGGTGCTGAGGCTGCTCGGACAGCTGGCGCGTCATGGCCTCCATCGCCACGGCCGCAGCCTCTTGCGCACGGCCCTGCTCTTGCAGCGAGCGGATGTGCGTGTAGGTCTCGATGTTGAGGAAGTGCAGCGAGCGGTTCTGCTCCTCGGCCCACTTCGCCGCGTCATTGCCAATGCCCTTGAAGTTCTGGGCGGCCTCCTGGGCCGTCACCCCGGTGGCCCGGGCATAAGCGGTGATGGCCTGGATAGCCGGGCCGATGGCCGCCGCGCCAAACTCGCCGCTGGCCACTGCGGCCGCAGCCGCCTCGCGCGCCGAGCCGATTGACGCGCCCGTGGCCTGCGCAGCCGAGCGGGCCAGCTCGTCGTACTTGGTCGCAGTCAGGCCTGAGGCGTTGCCGGTGTTGCGCAACGCCAGGGCGAAGGCATCGCTTTCTTTCTGGCCCGACATGAACGCGTACCCGACCAAACTGACCACAGCGACAACACCCGCCACAGCCACGGCCATCGGGGTGATGAAGCTGGCCAGCCCAAGGAACATGTTGCCAAACCCGCCGAAGCTGTCGCGCAGCTGGCCGCCCTGTTGCAGCAGGATCGTGAAGGGGTTCTGGCCACCTTGGAGCTGCGTGATGATGTCGGTGAACTGCGCAGGCACGGTGCGCATTGCCGCGTTCATCTGGCCGGCCGAGATCTGGCCGGCCTTGCCTTGCTCGTGCAGCTTCTGGATCAGGTGGTCAGCCTGCTCGCTCACGCCCAGCTGCGCGGCGCGGTAGCGCAGCAGCTCTTCAGGTTTCAGGCCGGCGGTTTCAACATGTTCCCGCATGGACTGCAGGAACTGCTGCTGCGCCGCCGTCTGCGCCCGGACCGCGAGCTCGGCTTTGCGGGCGTCGTCGACTGCCTTGGCATCGGCAGCGGCCTTGGCCTCCGACGCTGCGCGCACCTCCTGCAGGCGCTGCACCAGCACCTCGGCCTGGGTGGACACGCCAAGCTGCGCCGCGCGGTAGCGGACCAGCTGCTCGGAATCCAGGCCGCTGGTCTCGACCCGCTGTTGCAGCGACTGCAGGAACTGCTGCTGCGCGGTGGTCTGCGCGTGCACCGCCTGCTCGTACTCGCGTGCCCGCTGGACCAGCCCGGCGGTCGAGCCGGCATTGCCCTCGGCACCGCGCTCGACGTCGCCGAACATCTTCTGCACGGTCTGCATGGCCGTGGCCATCTGCTGCCAGCCAGCCACGAAGCCACTGGCGTCGGCGCTGATGACGTACTGAAGGTTCTTGTCCATCGGTCAGTTTTCGGGGGTGAGCATGCGCACGGGCATCACGAAGGATCTGGGCTGGCCGCCCATCATCTGAACCAGGCTGCCCAGTTCGGCGTCGCGCTCGGCGGCGTCGCCAGGGTCTGGCGCAGTGGATGCACGGCGCGCTTTTGGCGCCGGCTTGGGCGGTTCGCCGCCGAGCAGGAAGTAGATCGACTGGGCGCTGATGTGGACGGGCGGATGCCGCGCCCAGTACGTCAGCAGCTCGGCGATCTCGTCGAGGCTCAGCTCATCGATGTCGCGGTATCGCCAGCCAGTGGCGGTGGCGATGCCGGCGTAGACAGCACCCCAGTCCCATCCGTCGGACCGGCCTGAGGTGCGAGCCAGTTTCCCCGGAGCAGCTCCTGGGCTTCCACCCAGCGCAACCAGGCACCCCGGCCGAACACCATGGCGCTCAGCTCGGCGTAGTTGCTCACGTCGATGTGGTCATCGACCACGTTGCGCGCCAGCTCAGGGTAGTTGCGCAGCAGGCACTCGTGCACCAGGTCGGCAGTCAGGTCCAACTGATCGACCAGTGGCAGGCCGGCGGGTTGCTGCATCTTCTCGATGCGCTCCCAATGGCGCCGGGCGGTCTTGGCGCTCATCGCCGGCAGGATGTAGGTCTTGCCGGCAATGACGACTGGCATGCCGTCATAGTCCACGGCGGCAGCTTGATCGGGGCTATTCATGATCAAGCCTCCAGGATCGAGATGGTGCCGATGTTGCCGCCTGCGTCGGCGCAGATCTTGAAGCCCATGTCCGGGATGGTGAAGTCGTCGTTCTTGAAGCCGAACTTGATGCCATCGGCAACGCAGTTGTTGAACGAGAACAGCAGCGACTCGCCCTGGTAGGCAGCGTACTGGTCGAGTCGGAACGTCGGCGCGTAGCCCATCGGCAGCGATTTGAGCGCGATCTGGCGCGCCCCCGCAAGCGCTGCAGTCGTATACCGGAAGTTGATGTAGGCTACCTTGCCGACATCCGCTGCAGCGAACGTGTAGACGCCGGCCGCAACGCTGTATTGGCCCGTGGCTGGAGCCGATGGCACCCGGGTGTACGGCTGGCCGGTGGTGGCCGAGATCACCCCCAGGTCAGCGATGAATGAGCTGCTGGGCGTCACGGTGGCGGCGATGGTGGTGCCCACCGTGTCCTGGCGCACCGACATCAGGCCGGCGGTGCCGGCTTGGCCGAACACGACCGTTTCAAGCATGCCCGAGATGATGTTGGCCGACTTGATCTTGCCGGAGATGGTCCCCTTGCCGCGCCCGATCGCGACAGAAAACTGGTTCTGCCCGAACAGTTCCTTGGTATCGAACTTGAAGTCAATTTCCACGTCTTGCGTGGTCATGAACATCAGCGGTGTCGGGTGGGCGATGACGGCGCCGTAGGCGTCAGTAGTGGGGGTCGCAAATGCGACGCCTGCACCAAACGAGTACATGGAAACTCCTTTGCGGTTGGAATGAAAGTACGGTCAGGCCAGATCGTTGGCCTTGGACAGGTAGCTGAAGCCGTATTGCTGGCTGGCGTAGCCGAACGGCACGTCGGCTGAGGCAGAACGCCACTCGCAGCGCTGGCGCGCGATCTCGAAGCCGACAAGCACCGGGTCGGCCGACAGCAGCCGGTGCACCTCGACGCGCACCTGGTCGGTCACGGCCTGCCATGCAGTGCTGCGCACGCAGATGGTCACCAGCACCACCAGGGCGGCCTGCTCGACGCGCAGGCCAGGCAGGCGGCTGCCGATGTTGGAGCGTGACATGGACTCTTCGAGTGCCTCGATCAGGATCGCGGGGCTTTCTTCGCGCGTCAGCGCATCGTTGCGGTCGCGCCAGACGTGCAGGCCTGCTGAGGTGGCGCCCATCAGCACGGTCTCGACGCGCTGGCAGATCTGCTCTGCAATGCTGGGCATGGTCAGGTACGGCTCAGGGTGACCACCGAAAACACGCCGTCATCAATCTGGCGCGGTGCCTCACGCACGCTGTAGGCGATACCGGCCACCGTGACCGGCAGGCCACGAGTCAGCGTGACGTGTGCGGTGGCATACGTCAGCTCGTACTCGCTGCTGTGGGCCGATGCGCGCAGCGTGGTGCCGCGCTGCATCTGCATCAGCTCATCGGGCTGGTCGAGCAGCCCCATGAACTGCACAGCTCCAGCGCTGCACGACTGGCTGAAATCAGCTAGAAACGGCACCAGGTCTTCGGTGAACATGGTCACTCCTGGGCTGGGTGGTCTGGCTGGTCAGCCGGCGGGGTGGCATTGGCCGGCTCGACCGGCTGGAGCAGGTGTGTCCAGCGGTTGGCGATGTCGTCTTCCAGGTCGATGGTGTCGCCAGCGACCAGCGCGGGGCCGGGCCCGACATTGAAGCTGCCGGCAAGGATAAGGTAGGTCCTCATGATCAGAGGGTTCCTTGAGGCTTGGCTTGGGTGCTCAGCGCCTGCGCCACGGCAGCGGCCACCGAAGCGGCAATCAGGGCGGACAGACCGTCAGGGCTTTGCGCCTGGGCAACTTGCTCACGCGCCTTGCGCTCAGCGGTGATGGCGGCCAGAGAGCGTTTGGTGCGGGACTTGTCGTCCGCCGTGGCGGTGAACTGGCCTTTGGTCGGATCGTCGTCGCGGCTCAGGTAGAGCGCGCGGCCCATGCGGGTGAGTGCGGCGGCGTCGTCCTTGCTGACGTCCACCTCTTCCGACACCTCGGCATGCCGAGCGATTTCTTCGCCTGCGACCAGGCAGGCGTCGATGATGAGGAGCTTGATGCCCATGGTGAGTCCTTGATCAGGTGGTCAGTGCGTCCAGCATCGCGGCGAAGCTGATGGCGTAGCGGACGTTGCAGTCCACGTCTTGCAGGGCAACGACGCGCCGAGTGCCGGCGGTGGAGCCAGCGTAGGGATCCAGCATGATGTCCAGGCCACCCCACATCGCGATGATCAAATCGCTCCAGTTGCCGTACGTGATGGCCGAGCACACACCTGCGCTGGTCCCCTTGGTCAGGTTGCTGGGAATCTGGTTGCTGACGCGCGCCGGCGCACCGTTCAGCTCGGCTCCGGTCCAGATTGCCTGGCCGTTGGTGCCGCTGAACTGCTGAGTCTTCTTGAGCTTGCCGCGTACCTTGGTGTTGGTCAGGTAGCCCAATGCACCGGTGGGTGCATTGGCGTTGGCGACTGCGCTTTCCAGATCGACGATGTTGTCCCAGGTCGGTGCAGCGCCGTTGGTACCCCCCACCACCGAGCCAATGCCGGCGGTGTTGAGCAAGCCGCGCGGCTGGTTGCTGGCACCAGTGCCGGTGAGCGCACCCAGGTCGATCATCAGCGCGATGGTGCGGGCGATGTCCATGCGCACAAACGCTTCCACGGCGATCGACGACTGCAGCAGCAGGCGGCGGCTGTAGTCCACGAAAGCGCCGACGGTCTTGGGCGTGAGCGCAACCTGGTCGAATGCCGGGGCGCTTTCGGTCGGTGCACCGTTTTCCGCGACCCAGTAGCCGGTCGAGCCACCCGTGGCGCGGGGGATGGCGACGTTGCCGCTCAGCCCGGTCAGCATCGTGGCGCCCATCTGCATCACCGACAGCTGGTTCACCAGGATGTCGATGAAGCTGCTGGCCAGCAGGTCGGTGGAAACCAGGTTGCCGCCGGCCGACGGCGTGCCGACCACCAGGTCACGCTGCTGGCCCAGGCGACCGCCGGCCATGGCGCGCTGCAGCAACAGCTTGGTGGCCTGTTCGGCATCGGTGCTGCGCATGTCGAGCGCACCGGCCAGGACATCGACCGGAATCGTGAAGGCGCCGTCGCGGTCCTTGCGCACGTCGTCGCGCTTGTCGGCGGCAGCGCGCGCGGCATCCATCTCGAAGGCCGCCATCTTGCGCACGGTCGGATCGTCCGGCCACATCGAGGCGGCGATCAGGTTGGTGAAGCGAAACTGCTGCACCTCCCTCTTGCTCAGGCCGATCTCGCCCGGCTCGGCCAGCTTCAGCGCGCCGGACTTCTCCAGGCCACCGAACACAGCCTCGCGGAAGGTGTCGTAGGGCGTGCCGTCTTCGACAGCCTTTTCGGCTTCAGCGCGCTTGCCGAACTTGCTGCCCAGGGCGGTGATATCGCGGATGCGCTGGCGTTCGTGCGCCATGCCGTCCTCGCGGGCGCGCTTGGCTTCTGCGGGCAGCGCAGGCGTCTTCGGCGCCGGCTTCTTGTCGTTCTCGGTCAGGACTTCGTCTTCATCCATGGATCGCTCCTTGCGACGGGGTTGGGATTGGGGGGTGGTCTGGGTGATGAGGCCGCGCACGGCGTGGCGGTCGAGGCTGCGGCCGACGCCGACAGTCGGGTCTGCAGGAATGGCGACGATCGAGACCTCGTATGGCTCCCAGTCGGTCACCAGGTATTCGTCGTCGCCGGCATCGTTGGTGCGCACCAGCTTGGCGTCGTGGATGCGGTAGCCGACCGAGACGAGCGAGCGGATGCCGTCTTGCACGTCCTGGAAGATCTCCTGCGCCTGTGCGCTGCGACCGAAGCGCACGATGGCGCGCGCCTTACGGTCGGCATCGACCCAGGCGCGCTCGACGACGCCAACCTGGTCATCGGGGCAGTGATTGACCAGCAGCGGGTGCTGGCCGCTGCTCAGGCGGCCCAGGCGCACGGCGGTGCGCTCCATCGACAGGGTCTCGATGCCCCACCAGCGCATGTACGGCGCTTCGCTGGCAAAAGCCAGCTCGACGGTGCGGGCTTCGACGTTGACGGCCTCGCGGGTCAGCGTCGCGGTGCGGTCGCACGGCAACTGGTCGAGCCGCGCCACCAGCGGCTGATCAGTGGCAGCAGGGCGATCGAGGGTCGCGGCGTCACTGCGGGTCAGCATGGTCATGCTTTCTGTCCTCCAGAAACAGCAGCGCCCGCTGGGTGGGCGGGCGCTGCGGGGGGTTGCACGGGGTTGAGGGCTCGCCGTTTCTCGGCGAGCACCGCCATTCGGTCGAGGTCGTGCTCCAGCTCGGTCCAGATCACTTCCGGGTCGCCGCCCTGCTCGCGAATCGTGCTGCTGTAGCTGTTCAGGCCTTTGTCGATTTCGAGGATGCGGGTCTCGACGTCGTTTTTCGGATCGACCCAGGTCCAGCGCCGGCCCTGCCAGGCGAAGCAGTCGTACTTGCTGAACTTGCTGACGGGCAGCGGGTCGAGCTGGCCCGACACGAAGCCCATCGACAGCCACTCGGGGCTGAGCGGCTCCAGGAACATGTCCACGAACTCGCCCTGCAGGCCCTTCCAGTCGTCGCGGCTTTCCAGGCTGCCGCTCCGCATGGAGCTGTAGTTGACGCCTTCCAGGTCGTTGGCCAGCGTGTTGTAGTCGCTGCCCGGCAGACCCGCCGACACGCCGCGCAGCGCTGCCTTGAGGAATGCGTCGAAGTTCTGGTGCGGGTAGTCGGGATCGAAGGTCTTGAAGTCGTAGCCGGCCGGGAGCTTTTCGTAGGTGCCCGGGGTCGATTCAGCGACCAGGTCATCGCTGTCGTCATCTTCGACCAGGCCTTCTTCCAGCGCGCTCTGGCCCTTCACTTCGGCAGCGGGCGGGATGTAGAAGCCCATCTTCGACGCGCCGACGCGCGCCGCGATCACAGCCGCCTCGACGTAGCCGCCCAGGTCGTTGAGCCGGCGCATGGAGGCATGCACCCAGGGCACGCCGCGCACCTGGTCGGGCTCGTCTTGCAGAAAGCCGTGCCAGATCTCTTCGGCTGGCACGCGCACACGCCGGCCGCCGCTGTAAGGCGCCATCTCGACGTCGGTCACGAAGTGGTAGGCGATCGGCCGGCCCCACACGTTCAGCTCGACGCCCAGTCGGATCTTGCGGCCGTCGGGGAAGTCAGCGCGGTAGGTGTAGTCCAGCAGGATGGGGTCGATGACCTGCAGCGCGTAGCCGAAGGCGTTGAGGCTCTTGTCGCGCACGCGGCGCACGATGAACTCGCCGTCACGCGCCCAGCACAGCACCAGCAGGCGGCACAGGCGCCGGAACGACATGCGCCCGGTGACATCGCAGACGCCGCGCTTGGACCAGCGCGTGAACCCGGTCTCGACCACCCACTTGTCGAAGGTGTCGATCTTGCCGTCGGGCTGCTTGCACGGCACCGACAGCCCGAACCCCGCCGGGCCGACGATGTGGTTCTGTGCCATGCGCAAGAACTTGCGCACGTAGGGGTCGTTCTTGGCGAGCTGGCGGGACCGGCCGACCAGGAGCGACAGCTGCACCGCCAGGTCGCGATTGATGCTGCCCAGGTCGCCGGAGAAGCTCGCGGTCAGGTTATCGACGGCCGCGCCGCTGTAGCTGCGGCGCATCCTTGCCGAGCCGCGCACAGGCGTCCGTGCAGACGTCTGCACGACCGACCGCGCAGCCTCGCGCTGGGCCATCCAGTTGCGCAGGATCACCGAGCCGGGCTGCGCGACGCGCTCGGCGTTGTACCAAGGGGTGGGCATCGCCATGTTCAGAGCCTTGTGTGAATGATTCGGCGCACCTTCAGCGCGCCGGCAGCAATCTGTTCGCGCGCCACCTCGCCCTGCCAGAACTTCACGCAGGCAGATGCGTCAGCCCATTCGCGGAATTCCATCTCGCGCCCGCCGATGCGGTAGCGCCGCCGTGTCGGCGACCAGGTCGCCAACGCGGCGCGTGCCTCGTCGAGGGCCTTCTGTGCCAGGCTGCGGCCGTCGTGACCGGGCGCCACTTGGCGCGGGTCCGGCAGGATGGTGATCTGGCCGGTCTCGACGGTGTACGACTCCAAGCCCTTCTCGACCCACGACGCCCAGGCATAGGTGTCAGCGGCCCAGGTGGCTGTTGTGCTGGCGGCCACCTGCGTGCGGTGGTAGGCCCCATCGGCGCCAGCCTCCAGGGCGATCACCACGCCGCCCGAGGTGCGCGGCACCAGCCGGTACTTGAGCACCCAGCCATCGGCAGCCGAGTACTGCGGCAGCGAGGTCGAGAAGTTGAGCGAGTCGCCCGCGATGAGTTGCGTCAGGATCATCCGATCCTCCGTGTGATGGCTGCTGGCTGTGCCGACCCGAGCCGGCCTGCTGCATGTGCGACTGGCACCGAAACGCCGAGGCGAGACACCTGGTCAACCAGGGCCGACGAGCCGATCCGGGTGGTGCCCGATGCCGCGACAAACGCGACCTTCGAGACGAGCGATCTGAGGGCGAGCAGCATGGCGGATCACACCAGCAGCATGCGCAGAAGCTCGGTGCGACTGTGCTGGAACTGGTACAGGAAATCCAGACTGCCGCCACCTGGATCGGTGTAGGTGTCAATCCAGAACATGGCAGCTGCCAGCGTCGTCGATTGCGGGTAGGGGTTGACGGCCAGTCCGTACAACGTGTTCCGATCGATGTCGAACTTGAAAAACCGCCCGGT